GACCGATCCCCCTCTTGCCATTGGCACAACAATTAGATCGATCATAGGCTGCCTCACTTATTAATCATTTTGTATGAGATCGTATTATACGCTACCTGGCCGTAGTCTTTGTGATAAGTGATGACATTTGCTTCACGTCCATTAAGCCAGCCACCCCGACTTGAGTAAGCATCAGCACTTGCGAGTGTTCTATGTTGCTCCACGACCATGAGGTTTGTCTCTTTTTTGTCAATGGAGTGATAGTGTCCCATGTGAGCGTAAGCGTGTTCTGTCCTACCAAACACCTCTCGATACTTTGCGGCAAACACGGTGTCTACGTTTGCAACCTTACGCTTATGGCCGTGATGGAAAAATAAGGCCGTCTTACCAAACTCATAACAATAGTAAGTGTCTGCTGAGTTGTCGATGTAAACGCGCGGTTCATTTTCATACAAAGCCGTCAGTAACTCACGCATCCAAATAGCAGAGTATGGGTCATGGTTAGCGTCACACCACTTAACGTGTACCTCTTTGTGCTTTTCAAGAAGCATCTTGATAACCTGCCGAGTGACACGGATCGTTGCTCTCACTACTTTGAAGGCCCGTGAGTCAGCATCGAGTAAATGCTTAGAGGCCGGCGTTAACGGTTCTAAATCGAAATGCTGGAAGTCGCCTAGCTGTGCATATACCGCTGTATCGGCTTCTGGGCTTATTCTGATAGCTTCTGCAAACCATTTGACCAACGTCCTTTCTGCTATCTTCAAATCCCAATCGTCGTTTTGCGTCTGACCAGAGGCGTTAACCTCATCTTTATCAGCCAACATGCCCATGTGGTAGTCAGTGATCACAAAACAGTTGCATAGGTTGGCTGCGTTAACTTTTGGCGCTTTAACTGGCTTGGCCGGCTCTATCTCGTCGGCCATGCCCTTTACGATTTCACGCATAACCTCCAGTTGCTTTTCGGTGTCTGCGCGCGTCTTGACCCACGTCATAATGGGCTTGTTATCAGCGTCGTATAAAATTGACTCGCCCCTGATTACCTGGCCTTCAGGTACGGGGTTTACTTGATCATGGCGTGGTGAGAAGCCTTGCAGTGCGCTTTTGTTTACGACCACCTGCAATCGCTCTTTAATCGTGCCGCGAGTTATATGAAGCATCTCTGCCGCCTTGTGTAAAGAATGCCCTTGTATCCAGCACATCTCTGCGGCTTCTTTTTGTTTTTCTGTGAGCGTTATTTTTTCTAATACTTGTTCTGCTTCATGTGGCGTAAACGCTTTTGCTAGATTGCGCATCATCTCCCCCCAGAGAAATTAGCGACCGAACCTCACATCGATATCATGAGTTTCTGCCATGTGCTTGGCAATGACTCGAAACACGTCGTCTACATCGTGCATCTTTAGTTGCGTCACGGATTTCTTACCAAACAGCGCTTTCTGTACGGGTCGCCAAATGATCTCCTTCACTAGCTTTCCCGTTGGCTCTATCGGCAGTGTTACAACCTGTTGCATGTCATGACCACTTGCTGCTAACGCCCGAGCAATGTCATCACAGTAAGCATGAATTGCTTTCATTTGTTGCGTGGTTAATTTTGGCTCAAGAATTTCGTACACCTTGCCAGAATCTCGGTGTTCCATGATGTACTGACAAAACTGCTCGGCCTGGTACTTATTATTCACCACCCATCGTTCGCTCACGCAAAATTACCTCGCCCTTGTTGGTGAAACATCGACCAAATTTTTCCAGAAAATGTGCTTGATGCTTACCAGTAAAGTCATGCGTAAGCTCATCATCCCAGCTCATATCGCGTGTACGCTCGATTTTATCACCTTTAACCTTTTGTTGCTTCGCAAAAGGTGAGCCACCACTATCGTTTGCACGCTTCAACCAATTAACGACGAACCGTGGCCCCGACTTTTTGCGACGAGCTGGATTAGCTTCTGCCCAATTAGCTATAGCTTCCAACTCGTTATGCACATCGATGTTTTGATATGCTCTCTGCCATTTGATGATCTGCGCATCATCGGGTTGATAGTAAGTACCATCGTTTAAAATAATCATCCACACTTCCCCTTTTAATGCCAGAGCAAGCTCTGACAAGAAGTTAGTTAATAATGACGAGCGTTAATTACTGTATCGAATCTTGTCATCTATCCGCTTGACCTGCTCTCGGCCAGCGGGGCGCATCATGAAGAGGGTCAACTCCGTCTCCAGGGTTCTTCGGTTCCCTAGCCTAACGCCCAGTAATCTCTGACAAAGGGAAGAAATGAGTAGTTATGGGGTGTCCAAGGGTGTCCAGAGACGTTCCTTCGTGTATACTACTCATGTCTTACTTCGCCGAGTTAAGACTATCACTAACTACCGCCACGGTACAAGTGACTCCCTTGGCCCCTCAATCGAGGGGCTTTTTATTTAACAAATGATACCTAGCAAATTTTTTGCCGTTCCGATGAACTAACTCCGTGTTAATGGTATGACCATCGTATCGCAGCTCATTAATGCGGGACGCTAATCGCATGCACCCAAACAGGTTGAGGGCTTCTAACGCTGTAAGCGGCTCGCGCTCTAGATGATTAAGAATTTGTCTATTCTGGCTCATTGCTCTTCCTCCCAAGCTAAAAACTCTTCAAACGTCAAACCAAAGTATTCGCAAACATCGATCATTCGAGAAAGCTTCATGTCTTCGGCTTTTTTCCATCGGTGGATTGTCATAGGAGTAACCCCCATTTCTTTAGCCATTACATGACCATGAGGGTCACCACACGACTCTAATAATGCGGTGATTTGCTCACCGACCTTAAAATGGAATGTCATCCGAAAGGAATCCTTCTGATTGTGGAGCCAGAGCTGCACGCGCTTGTTGCATGCCCTTGTTATGCGCCTCATCCTTAAGCTTAGTGCTAAGACGCATGTAGGTATTGCCATTCTTATCTTTTGCTAACCACGCATTTAGCCAATGGTCATTCCCATTGACGTCCATGTAACTGCCCTTGTAGTCAGGGTGCTTTTCATCGGTTTTTTTGTCGTTCTTAAACAGAACGCCTCGGTTAGTGTTGTCATACTCCATTAGCTTTCTCCTAAAATTAGCTTTCTAGCTTCGTTAAACTCGTTGCTCTTAAGATCGCCGCGCTCGGCAGTTGTAAAGATTCCACCTTTACTAGGCGCAATCCACAGTGCCTTTTTGTCATCGTCGCTGATCTCACCCCACGCCTCTGCTACGGTCTCCCATGCCCGCAATGCGAGATGTTCTTTGATGAAGTACACAGACGCATAGTTACGCTGTAGTGCTTCGTTATGAGCCATTAATGGCCCTGTATCGTTCTGCTGGCTAATAGCGCTAGCTACCTCATCGGCAGATGCGTACTCAGTACCAGCCAAGCCCAGCGCGGCCAGTGCGCGACCGATAGCTGACGTTTCCGCATTCTCTAAGGCAGATGTGCGATTAATTTTGCTCGCAGCCCTAACCTCTTCTGCAAACCCTGTGGCTAACAACCGGCCCTCTTGATTGCTAATGCTCGCCTTCATAACGACAAGCGTGTCATTAGCCTCTACCAGCTCCGTACTGATGGTGTAGTCAGGATGCTTTTCCCTAAACTCATTCACTCGGTACGCAACCGTTTTGTACTGTTTGCCGTGAATCGGCACAATTCCTTCAGTCATCTCAAACTCCCTTTGCCATTTCTTCGTAGGTCACGTCTTCGTAACCCTGCTGTGGCGCTGCGCTCATTGCATACTCCACACGCGCAAGCTCTTCGCCAGCCGCGTAGCCTTGCGAGAATGCATCGCTCATGCGCGGCTTCACATCTAAGTACCGACCAGAGTAGCCACACTCAAAGCCGTGGCGATACTCCCTGGCTAACACTTGTGATACCTGCTTCCAGCCGTCGCTCATTACCTGCTCGTAATCAAACATTAGTAACCTCCGTAAGCGCGCGCGTTGATAATAATGTCGAATTGACGCTCTAAGTTTTCTTCGACAGTCGGATAGGCATAAGTCCATAGCGTGTCGCGCAAACCGTCGATAAACGGATCGCTTGGACGCTCCGGCGCAAACAAGTTAATTAGAAACTCTGCGGGATTGTTGGCACGCAATAGAGCCTCGGAAAGGATCTCTCCGTACTGCTCTTCTACCTCTAAAATAAGATAGCCACGGTCTTGCATGCTCAACTCATTGATTCGCTCTAGGTCGCCGCCTATTTGATCGTACAAATCAACCGCGTCATACATCGCTTCTACACTTCTAAACATGGTTAAGTCTCCCTTATGTGCAACATTGCACAGGGATACAATAACAGTTCATGTTATAGATAACAACTATTGTTATTTAATTAATACGATCCAGAGCGAATCATGTTGGTGACTTCGATAGCGCGCTGACCCACTTGGGTAGCCCACCGAGAGTCTAAGAACTCATCAGCCGCCTTCTCGTAATTGCCTTCTGCCATTGCGGCCATAGCGTTACGAAACCCAAGCAACCGGGTTAGGCCAAGGTTGAAACAAAGATTAATTAGAGCGTCTTGGCGCACCTCATCAAGGTCTACAAACCAAGATAGTGCGACCAGTTCTTGCTTGCACCGTTTTATATCATTAGCGAGCAGGTAATCGATTTCATCGTCTGATAAACCTAGACCGCCATCTTCGTCTATGTTACGACCGACGCCGACAGTGATGTAATTAGCGCTGCACTTATAAGCGTGCGTCCTGACGCCCTCATGCCGCTTCAACTGCTCGATTAATTTGCTCATTTGTTTTTAGACTGACTGGCACCGAAGTAGAAAGAGATTACCGAAGACACAATCCCCCCCAAATATCCCAGCACCAAGTTAACGATCCCATCGTCATTTGCTTCTGGAGGCTGAATAGTAACAAGCAAAACATAGCCACCGAAAAGCAAAATCGAAATGAGCGCAATAGTGCGAGCTGTCCAATCTTCTCTGAAAGACTCTCTAGCATGTTGAGCATCCTTTGTTTCTAATGCGAACACATCAACCTCAAGCTCTTTCATCCTGACTTCAAAGTCAAGTTCAGCTTTTTTAATTTCAGCTAACTGTTCTGGGGTAGCTTGCTGTAAGGCTTTCTCAATCTTTTGTGGCGTTGGCTCACAGCCCAGTACATTTGCCAGCATGCCGGCTGCCGCACCGCCTACAGGGCCGCCTAGTGCCGCTCCAATCGTAGGAGCCAAGTCACCGACCAGGCTCTTAATTGCATCAAATTTCATTTAATCCACTCCGCAAATGCTAAAGCGCCCAAAATAAACGGGTAGAGAGTCAGCACGGCCTGACGGTTGATGGCGATATCCTTACCTTGAGAATCCAGCTTCTCATCAATGCGTCGGATGCGTTCCTCGCACAAAGCCTCATGAGACGCTATTTTTTCAATCGCCTTTTCTGCTAACTCCATTTGGTTACCCCGTCATAATGAAAATAACTATGGCAATTAAAAACGCCAACATCGCAATTATAACAATACCAGAGAAAATACTCTCTTTTAATTCTTGCTGTGCGTAGACCTGCCGCTGTCGCTCTTTAATTACGTCTTGTTTTATCTGACGCAGCTCTTTCATCGCCTCTTTGCCATAAACCATCCCTATTAGACTATTGATCTCCGCACGCTGTTTTTCGATTTTCTTCTTGCGTATAAGCGCCTCTAAAGCAGTCTGCTCTACCGATTTAGAGAACACTAACTGCTTAAAGGGGTGAGGGTTAGACTTGCGCTGCTCATCGTACAGTACATCTGAGGCGGCTCCGTACCACTTTGCTACTTGCGCAAAAGTGTCCTCAGCTTCCTTTCCATGCTCTACGCAGAACTTTATAGCGGCATACGCCTTGCTGGCTGTTGCAACTGCTGTAATTGGATCTATCACACTGCCCCCTGGCGCAACCAAAACCACTGAGGGCATCTGTATGTAGCTGATGGGATGTAATATGTGTACTTCCTATCAGACTTGGACTGCCACTCTTTGTAAACGCAAACTGTATGTGGCACGACTTTCCGACCTACATACATGGCCGTGCTACCTTCTAGCGTTAAGTATAAAAGTACAGACTCCACATCGTTAGATTTTGCCCTCTACGATACGCAGCTTTTTAAAATCGGGGTCGTTCAGCTTGCGCATGATTAGCTTGCTTCGAGCATCACGATCATCCCAAGCCACGTTTTCTTCTTTCATCCATTGCGCTAGTAAATGCATAGGAATAGAACCAACACACCATGACTCTGGGAGCTTACCAGCACCCATTGAACGGAGCATTTGTGTGCGCTCTAAGTAAGGCGTGTTGTCGAACTCTTTTTCGACAGTAAAGGTGCCGTCGTGATTGTTGTGAAACTTTTCTTTAGTCTTCACTGTCTTCTGCCTTTTTCTTCCGTGTTGCTCGCTTTGGCTTCACTGCAACAAACTCCAAATTTGTTCCATGTGGAACAGCTTGCTCTTCAGTAATGTCTACCATGTCGCCACGGACATGCTTCTTACCGTCTATAAACAGCGTGCTGATAGTTACCTTATACATACTAAATCTCCAAAAAAGAGGGGGCCGAAGCCCCCTAAGCCACAATCAGACTTATGAAGTTGTGCAGTCTGCAATGATGCCTGAAGCCTTCTCATTCTTACAAATGAGGGTCAGCTCAGTAGTCACCTGACGTGTAGTCGAGTCACCAGTCTTCGCAAGTGCGATGTTCTTAGTTGGACGTAGAACACCAACAGCCCACATATCGTCTTGCATAATGAAGACGTCACGCGAACGGTTCTCACGCGATGGAATAAACTCTACTGTACCCCAAGGAGTAACGTAGACATCCATGTGCTTGATTACACGCTCATCTTCTGCACGTACAGTTGAACGCTGGTTGTTGTTCCCGGCAAAGCCAAGAGCTACGTTCATCTGGAAAGCTGACAAGTAAACAGAGTCGGGGTTACCGCCCTGCTCCCAAATTGACTGCATTACGCTGTCAAAACGAGTCTGTGAGAATGCAAGCAAAGTTGTAGTCTCATCAGTACGTGCGTCAGTTCCATCACCAGTAGGATCAGCACCTTCGTTAGCACCGAAGTCAGTGTTGGTGATCATCCACGCTGGCGCACCAGCAAGCTCACGAGCTGTAGTTGAGTTACCAGCTACACGCGCGTTGTTGTCGAAAAGCGCCTTTTCGATGTCAAGCTTCTGCTCTTTAGCAGTCTTGAGCATCTGATAAGCAACTTCCGCTGCACGACCTGCCTTCTTCAGACCTTCGTCTGTGTCAGGAATGTTTACTGCGTTCTTAAAGATCTGCGTGTAGTTACCGAGACGCGAAGTCGCAGTACGCGCAGAAGCAGTAGTTGCATCGCCTTCAATGTGAGCGTTAGCCGCTGAAGAACGAAGTGCATCTGTCTGCCACTCGTGCAGAGTGTTGCTTGCTTTTACTTTTGCACACGAAGTGTAAAAGGGAGTTTCCTCCGGTGATACGTCATAGATGACGTCTTCTAGATCCTCACGTATTCCTACAGCGTCGTAAGAATCGAACGAGTTGGTCGGTTGAGCCATGATAATTTCCTCTATTCAAGAATTAAGCTCATAGCATCTTGGATGCTTCCTGAGCGTTTAAGTTTTGATCGAGCCTGCCTAGTATCATTGCGATTGGATGCTGTCTTCTTAGATCCAGCTTTTACAACCTTACGCTTTGGGCCTTTGGTAGCCTTCTCGACTGCCTTGTCTTTGCCCTGCATGATCTCTTGATACTTGATGGCGTCGTTCAATACACGTATTGCCCGGTGATCCATCACAGCGGAGATCTCTTCTGGCTGATAGCCATATATCTCTGTGCCCATTCTGAGCATAGAGTCGCGTGTTTTGGTTGCTTTCTCTGGGTCTGCAAACTCAGGCATAACCTGACGTAGCGTCTCCATTTCGCGTTCTAGATAGGCTTGCTGTGCCTGCTGTTGAGCTTGTTGCTGGTAAGCAAGCGTTTGCTGCATCTGAGTCATATCTTGCTCGTATTTTTTTTGAGCTTCTTGATATGCCAAATTAGCTTCCATGTACCCAATCATGTCAGACTCATAGTCTTCCTTCTTGGGTTCCACTGGCGGTTGAGCGAATCCGGGTGTTTGCATCTGTTGATACAAAGCAAGTACCGCTTCGCCTGCCGATGCCAGTGTCGCATTAGCGGTTTCGGCTTTCTTTCGCAGGTCAGCGACTTCCTGCATACCTTTCTGAATGTACTTTTGACCACTGTAACCACGCTGAAGCTCGTCTAGCGTTACCTCTGTCTCCGTTCCGTCAATCTTAACGGTGAAGGTTTCAGGCTGCTCTGCGTCTTCGGGTTCGTAATCTTCCTCTTCAGTGTCAGGTTGCTCCGCTACTTCTTCTTCTGATTCCTCTTCAGGTTGATCAGAAACTTCAGCAACAGGCGCTTCCTCCTGCTCTGGTTCCTCGTTTTGAACGAGAAGGTCTACTGCCGATTCGATGCTGCCATCGAATTTCAATTCATCAGTCGTTTCCACGGTGCTGATCTCCTTTGTTGTCTATCGAACATCGCTTCATCCGAAAGGATGACTGCCATGCGATCTTCAATCTTCGCTAACGCCCTCACTATTTGATGGGCTTCTTCCCGGTCTTCATAAGAAGAGTGCGGGTTTAGGAAGACATTGGCGGTGTCTTCTCTAATTTCGTCTAACAGCATGTTGAACGATTCATCCTCTTGCAGGCGCTTTACGTGCGCCGCTCGATCTTTGATGTTCATTTACATCGCCACCTGTCGGGGTGCGTTCTGTAGCTGTTTAATTCTCTCAACATCGACGGCAGTGCCGTACTTGCCAATAATCTCTGCCGCAGCAATCAATAGATCTTGATCCATCTCATCACGTTTCAAGTCATCAGTTGCCATAGCCTTCTGCGCTTCGAGGATCATCTTCTGCTGGTCAAGCTGTGACTTCGCCATGATCTTCATTTGATCAGACTGCATCTTCGCTTGCGTCTTCATCTGCTCAGCCTGTAGGTAAGCCGCGTTAGGATCACCCTGTTGCTGACCTTGCGCCTGCTGCTGTTGCATCATCATCTGCTGCTCCATCTGCGGGTTAATAGGCATGAAGTAACGTTCGCTATTACGTACGCCATTCACCGCAAGAATATCAGACAGTGTATTTCTAATGTTCGTCAATGACACCACACCGTTGCCTGGGCCATAGCTCTGGAATATCTGGATCTGCATCTGAAGCGCTTGGTTCAATACCGCGACTTTCTGGTCTTCGCGTCCAGTCCCGAGGCCGACGTTTATAGAAACATCCATGCCGACATTCCACGACCGGGGATCAACAGGGACATAGCTCT